AGCAGTGGTATCAACGCAGAGTACTACGCCGCGCCCTATGCCCAGAACATGCTGCATTTCAACGCCTCTGGAGATTTTCTTCTCATGGCGCGCGACGATTGGTTTTTAATTCACGGAAATCCAGAGCGGCCTTATAACCACACCGTTGACGGCGAGTCTGTTTTTCTCGCGCATCAAAAGGGCCTGAAGCAAGTCATTTTGCATTATCCGATCTATCACGAGGATCACGAACGCTCGCTGAATATCGTCCCGGCTGGCGGATTTGTCGGGCCGTCCTGGGATGACAATTTCCCGCGCACGACTGAAAATGGCGACGAGTGGGGATTTGCCGGCATGGAATTCCCGGAGACGATTCTGTGACGCGCCTGAAAGATTTTGCGTTTGCGGTTTGCTGTGCAATTTATTTCCTGTGGAGGGGTGTTGAATGAAGGACGAAGGGCCGCGCCTTGTCATCCCAGTCGATCCGAGCGGCAGAATTGGAATGAAGGCCACGCTTTGCGCTTCGACGCGCGATGCGAAGGATCAAATTCAAAAGTTGGAAAAGATGCTGCCCGACTGGACATTTCAAATGCGGCGAATTGAAATGACGCAAAAGTACGTTTCGACGGGAGCGGCATAGTGTCGGATTTGCAACGCTATTTTCAGGAAAAATGGGACGCCGTGAGCGCGACGGAAGCCCTCTACTACAAACACGACCTGACGCCCGAAAGCATCGTGTTCGACACCGGCGGCTACAAGGGCGAATGGTCCGAAGTCATCGCGCGGACGTACGATCCGCACATTTTCATTTTCGAGCCGGTCGGAGAATTCGCGCTGGACCTCATGCGAAAACTTTCCGGCAACAAGAAAATCCGCGTGCTGGAATACGGCCTCGGGCCACGCACGGAACTCACACGCATCTACCGCAACGGCTCGGCATCGTCGCTTTACCGCACATCGCCCGCGATTGAGAAAGTTCACATCCGAGACATTCCCACGGCGGTCTGCGAAGTCCTGAACGTCGAATCCGTCGGCTACGCGCGCGTCGATCTCGTTTGCATAAATATCGAAGGCGCGGAATACGATTTGCTCCAAGCGATTTTCGATAGCGGCCTCGCGCACCGCTTCCGCGAAATCATGATTCAGTTTCACCCGCTCTTTCCCGATTCGTACGACCGCTGGAAGCAAATCCGCAATCAGCTTTTGGAAACGCACGAGGAAGTGTGGGGCTTTCCGTTCTGCTGGGAAAAATGGAGGGCGCGCGAATGGCAAAAATAATCCTTGGCCCTATCGAGGTACGCAAGTCTCTCGTAGGCCGCGGCATCACGCAGTACACGGCATTCTGCGAACTCGTTCCAATGCCGCTTGGATTCGTTTGGGGTGTTGAGTTTGGAGGAGACAGGCCGTTTATGCATATTTGGGATTCTTACGTTTTGGAGTGGGCGAGGAGATTGGGGGTCAGAACGGCGATTAATGAAACAATCCTGAAAGACAACGAAGTAATTATCACAGGCGGTCGAACGGCAGAGGGGATCGCGTTCATGAAGGCGAGAGGCTATACCTTCGATCAGCGCCTCGATCAATGGTCGCTCGTAAGAGAGGCACAGGTATGATAACTCTCGACCTAATGGGCGGGCTCGGAAATCAAATGTTTCAATACGCTCTCGGCCGCGCCCTCGAATTCCGAGGCCAGAAAGTCCAGTACGACACGCGGCTCGTCCGCAAGGGATGCGGGCGAATCTACCTACTCGACAAGCTGGGACTCTCTCCGAAAATCGGCGCGGACGATGGCTGGCCAACAATCGTAGAAGGCTCGCTGCGATTCAAGCCGGAGATTCTGGAAATCAAAACCGATTGCATCCTGCACGGCTACTGGCAATCCGAAAAGTATTTCGCGGACATTCGGGGCGTTCTGCTGAAAGAGATTTTCAATCGCATGGAAGTGTCGGAAGCGAGCGCGCGCGTGGCACAGCAAATCACGGACGCGGGCGAGCGATCCTGCTTCATTCACGTCCGCCGCACGGACAACCTGCGCCCGGCCGGACTCACGGTGCATGGACTTTTGAACGATCCAAAATGCCGCTACTACCAGAACGCAATTCCGCTCATGCGCGAGAAAGTTCCCGGCGTTCGGTTTTTCGTTTTCTCCGACGATCCTGAATGGATTCGAGAAAACATGAACGATGCCGACATGCAGATTGTCGGCCACAATCTTATGAGCGGATTCCTGAACGAGCGGCTAGACATCACAGACCGCGAAGGTGGAACGGAGAACGAGGACTTGTGGCTGATGTCCCTATGCCATCACGCCATCTGCGCGAATTCCACGTTCGCGTGGTGGGGCGCGTGGCTCAACGCGCACGAATGCGAAGAGCCGCGCAACCGTTTTGTTTTCGCGCCCGATCCGTGGTTTGAATCGAAAGAACTAGATTCGCGGGATATACTTCCCGAACGATGGACGAAGGTTCCAATTCTGTGATTGAAAAAATTAGCTATCGCCTTAGACCGTGAGACAAAAAAGCCAACTGACGCTCCTTGCTTACGGGAGCGGTTACCAGCCGCGCAGAAATCAGGATGGCGGCGCATGCAAAACGAGTGCAATGGTGGCCGTAACACTTCATCCCTCGCGGGCTTTTATAATTATCGAGGGGCCTCTTGAGGCGCGAGAACTTGTTCCATTGGGACTAACGGGAGGCGGGATGTCTGAGGATTATTGGGAGAACACGACGTTCACAGTATTCTCCCGCAAATTCCAGAACTGGAGCGATTCCTACGAGCAAGCCGGCTTGTGGCTTGCTGCCTTGTGCGAGCCCGTTGTTTTTCGCGTCTATTTAATTTTCAACCTTGACAGGAAGGAATGGAATTATGCTCCGGGAACGAACTACGGTTCGCGCGGGCGCGGGCGCGTCATATTCAAAGGAAGGCTCACTCCATCGCAAGGGATTATAGATTACGGGCCTTTGCCAGCGGCACGCAGGATATGGTGTGTCAGGTGCTGCACGGTCGGATCCAAAAATTATCCGATTCAGACTCCGCGATTCGGCCGTGCTGGAAATTTGATTTGGAAGCGCTCGTCGTGTAGAAGAAATGGTTATGCTAAATCAATGGCAATTTCATGATTGACTTCTACCGCCAATTCATCGCGCCGAACGATCTCGTTTTCGATGTCGGCGCAAACATCGGCGAGCGCGCGGAAGTTTTCTCCGAACTTGCCCTCCAGGTGCTCGCCGTCGAACCTGTCTACGATTCGCTTCTAGCTCTCGAACGCCGCGTGGCGCATTGCGCCAATGTCATCACGCTCGGCCGCGCCGTGGGCGCCGCGGAAGGTACGGGCAACATTCACACGTCACGCGCCGCGCCAACAATCGGGACGGCATCGCTGTCGGACGATTGGATTGACGCGGTAAAGAAATCGAAACGCTTTGGCGACGCGGACAAGTGGGACAAATCGCACCCGGTAGTCATCACCACGCTGGACGCGCTCATAAAAGAATACGGGCGGCCGGCCTTCATAAAAATCGACGTGGAAGGCTACGAGCAAGAAGTGCTCATTGGCCTAACGCAACCCGTCAAAGCCCTCTCATTTGAATTCACTCCCGAAACGACGCAACGCGCGCATCACTGCATTTTCCAGTGCAAGGAACTCGGCATGGACGAATTCAATCTTTCGCTCGGCCACACGTTCGAGTTAGGCGAATGGACGGATGCCCGAGGCATCATTCCCCGGCTCTACAATCACCGCTTCAGCACGACGATCTATGGCGACATCTATGCGAGGCTCCCGAAATGAAACCTTGGATAACCGTGTGCGGCCTGGGAAAGGTCGGTCGCCCAATACTTGAAATGTTTCGCGCAAAAGGATTCACTGCGTACGGTTACGATATCGATCCGCAAAAAACGGAGCACCGGCTGGAAGATGCCGTGCGAAATTCCGATGCAGCGCTGTTCATCGTTCAAACCCCGTCACTTGAGGATGGATCGTTTTCAAACAAATTTCTCGCTTCGGCGCTTCAGGATTTCTCCGCGGAAGCGCATGTCCATGGCAAGAAGGATTTTCTGTACATCGTCGGGAGTACGACGGTTCCGGGCAGTTGCGAAAAGTTCCGCGCGATGGTTGGAGCCATGGTCGTCTACAAGCCGGAATTTATCCGCCTCGCATTCGTCAAGGAAGACTTGCTCAATCAATCCATCGTCCTAATTGGCGAAGGGTGCAAGGAGGCCGGCAATCGCTGCGAAGAAATCTATCGCGAAGTCACGGATGCGCCCGTCAAGCGGATGTCCCTCACGGAAGCCGAGCTGGCGAAGATCACGCTCAACTGCGCGCTCACCATGAAGATTTCTCTCGCGAATCAGCTTCATCTCGTCGCTCAAAGAATGGGCTGCGACTCGGCAAGGATCATGGATTCCGTTGGCGCCGATCCCCGCATCGGAAATCAGTATCTCAAGCCGGGGAAGCCGTATGCAGGCCCCTGCCTTCCGCGGGACAACCGGATGTTTCGGTTTGTGGCAAAAGGTGTTGGCGTGGACGCATGCCTCTCGGAAGCAACCGACCGAATCAACGAAATGGTGGAATATGACGAAAACAATTGAAGTCGTTCGCGAATATTGGGACAGGCAGCCCTGCAACGTTCTTCACAGTCCCGCGGGAATCGGTTCCTCGCTTTGGTCCGAACAGGTTACGCAACGAAAATATTTCGTCGAGCCGCACATTCCCGACTTCGCGCAATTCCCGCGCTGGAAGGGAAAGCAAGTTTTGGAAATCGGGTGCGGGATCGGCACCGACACACTGGAATTTATCAAGGCCGGAGTCGCACACATCGACGCGATAGACCTCTCCGGGGAATCGCTCCGGCTTGCATTCAACCGTGTCACGATGGATGCCGTTGGCGCATCCCGCGCGCACTTCCTGCGAATCAATGCGGAAGAACTCTTGCCCGTCGGCGAATACGATTTGATCTATTCGTTCGGCGTCCTGCATCACACGCCACACCCTGAGAAAGTTTTGCACAAAGCATTCTCGCGCCTGAAAGATACGGGCGAATTTCGCATCATGCTTTACGCGAAATGGTCAATCAAACGCCTCTTCGGATTCCAGCCGGAAGCGCAAGCCGGATGCCCGCTCGTTCGCTGGTACTCAGGATGGGAAGCGCGGCATCTTCTATGGCATTCAGGTTTCATCGTGGAGTCGATTCACAAGACGCACATTTTTCCGTGGCAGATTGACGAGTACAAAGAGCACCGCTACGTCAAACTCTGGTACTACCGCTGGATGCCCGCGTGGGCCTTCCGGCTCTTGGAGCGGGCGCTCGGAACACATCTCTTGATTGTTGCGCGGAAGGCGTGATAGATTCCGCGTGGCAATCCGGCTAAGCAGTGAAGGGGCGCGTGCTCCAATCACGCGCCCTATTAAAAAGCCTCATTGGAGGGGGCTTTCATGGAAAACGATCCATACAAGAAATTCCTCGAATCAAAACGCATCTCAATCGAAGATGCGGGCATTTCGATCAATCCCAAAACTCTGAATAGGAATCTCTTTCCGTTCCAGCGAGACATCGTAAAGTGGGCGCTTCGCAAAGGGCGCGCTGCAATCTTCTGCGATTGCGGACTCGGCAAGACAATCATGCAGTTGGAATTTGCAGCGAAGATTCCCGGCAAGGTTTTAATTCTCGCGCCGCTCGCCGTGGCGCAACAGACCGTCCGCGAAGGCGAGAAGTTTGGAATCGCCGCAACCTACGCTCGCAAGCCCATCGAAGAAAAAATCACGATAACGAATTACGAAATGATGGAGCACTTCAATCCGTCCGACTACAACGGCATCGTGCTCGACGAATCCAGTATCCTCAAATCGTTTGACGGCACGTTCCGCAATCTCATTATCGAATCCTTCCGCGCAACTCCATTTCGCCTAGCTTGCACGGCCACGCCCGCGCCCAACGATTACATGGAACTTGGCAACCATTCCGAATTCCTCGGCTCGCTCACGCGCACCGAAATGCTTTCCACATTCTTCGTTCATGACGGCGGCGATACCGCGAAGTGGCGCGTGAAGCGCCATGCCGCGAAAGAATTCTGGCGATGGGTTTGCACTTGGGCCGTGATGATGCGGGAGCCTTCAGACCTCGGATATTCAGACGAAGGATTTACGCTCCCCGAATTGCACATCCACGATTTGACCGTTGAGCAAACGAAGGCCGACGATGGACGATTATTTGCGATGCCGGCCGCGACTCTACAAGAACGCAGGCAAGCACGGAGCGGAAGCACGGCGGAGCGGGCCGAGGAAGTGGCGCGAATTGTGGAGACAAAGCCAGATGAAAGTTGGCTCGTCTGGTGTAATTTGAATGTGGAAAACCACAATGCCAAGAAATTAATTCCCAATAGCGTGGATGTGCGTGGCGCAGATTCGAGAGAATTTAAGGAAGAGATGGTTCAGTGGTTCATGGGAGCCAAATGCATATGTGGCCTTGCAAAAAACCGGAATACGTCCGGGCTTATAGAAGGCGCACAGCCGAAAAGCGGAATGATCGACGCCGGGAGCTTTACGCCAATGATCCAGAAAGGCGCAAGCGGCATGTCGCCGACGCAGCCAAATTGTACTTGCGGACATTTATCGGGTCGCAGGGTTCTGATAACGAAACCTAGCATTTTCGGGTGGGGCTTAAATTTCCAGCATTGCCCGAACGTGGTATTCCTGGGCCTGTCCGATTCGTATGAGGAATTCTATCAGGCTCTCCGACGCGTGTGGCGTTTCGGGCAGAAGCGCGAGGTGAATTGCTATATCGTGACAAGTTCAAATGAGGGCGCCGTAACCGCGAATATCAAACGCAAGGAAGCCGACGCAATGGCGATGGCAAAGGAGATGGTTCAAAACATGCATGAAATAAACGAGAATGAAATCAAAGAAAAACCCGCGAAGAAAAAAACTTCCGAGCGCGTCGAAACCGGGCCGGGCTGGACGATGGTCTTGGGGGATTGCGTCGATGCGGTTCGCGCGATGCCGGATAACTCAATTCACTACTCGATTTTCTCGCCGCCGTTCGCCAGCTTGTACACCTATTCGGATTCGATAAAGGACATGGGAAACTGCCGGACGCATTCCGAATTTTATGAACACCTTGAATTTTTGGCGACCGATTTGTATCGCGTGATGATGCCGGGGCGCAATCTGAGTTTTCATTGCATGAATCTTCCGATCTCAAAAGAGCGCGATGGGTTTATAGGCGTGGCCGATTTTCGCGGCGATATGATCCGCATTTTCCAGAAGGCGGGATTTATTTTTCATTCCGAAGTCTGCATCTGGAAAGATCCCGTTACGGCCATGCAGCGAACGAAGGCTCTCGGCCTATTGCACAAGCAAGTCAAAAAAGATTCGTGCATGAGTCGGCAAGGAATCCCTGACTACCTCGTCACGATGCGGAAGCATGGCGAGAATCCTGAGCGTGTCGGCCACACGGCGCAAGGCTTTCCCGTTTCTCAATGGCAGGAGTGGGCATCGCCGGTTTGGATGGACATTGATCCAAGCGATACGCTTCAGCGCAAGTCTGCACGCGAGCACGATGACGAGCGCCACATTTGCCCGCTGCAACTAGAAGTGATTCGTCGCGGACTGATTCTTTGGTCGAATCCGGGCGACACAGTTCTTTCTCCGTTCGCGGGAATCGGAAGCGAAGGCTACGTTGCAATCGGGCAGGAAAGAAAATTCGTTGGCATCGAACTCAAGGAATCGTACTTTCAGCAAGCAGTCGCCAATCTGAAAGTTGCACGCGCGGACAGCCGTACTCTTTTCACCGATGAAACCCTGAACGCCGGGACAGTCGAAGCCGAGGCGTAACAGTGTTAAAACAGAGTCATGGGAGCCAAAGGGAAAGCCAATCCTGAAAACCTAAAGCCGTGGCAAAAGGGCGTGTCCGGAAATCCGAAGGGACGCCCGAAAACCAAGATTGTCCGAGAGTATGCGCGCAAAATCGCCGAAGAAGTCGATCCCAAAACGCGGAAGGTTATCGCCGAAGAACTTGTCGAAATCCTCCTCAAGTACGCGCGCAAGGGAAGTCTCGGGCATCTCCAACAATTCCTCAACCTCATCGAATCCGACAGCGGAACTTCCGCCGGCGGAACGGACCTCAACACGGATGCGATTAACCGGCTCGTCCAAAAACTCCTCCGCTGAGCTTTTCCTATCGCTGCCCATTGACGAGCGCAAGAAACGCATCGCGGAACTCTCGCCAGAAGAGGCGGAAGCAATTCTGTACAACTGGGATTTTTGGTCCAGGCCGTCGCAGAAGATTCCTCCGGGAGACGATTGGCGATTCTGGCTTGTGCGCGCGGGCCGAGGCTTTGGCAAGACGCGCGTCGGAGCGGAAACCGTTCGCGTGTGGATTCGCACAAATCCAATCATTCACCTGATCGGGCCGACAGCCACATCCGCGCGTGATGTGATGATCGAAGGCGAAAGCGGAGTGCTGGCCATCTGCCCGCCAAGCGAGCGGCCGGAATATATTAAAACATCCGGGCAACTGCGCTGGCCAAACGGCGCAAAGTGTTTGGTATTCAGCGCCGATGAACCAGAGCGATTGCGCGGGCCGCAATGCTTCAAGTTGTGGGCGGACGAACTTGCCTCGTGGCGCTACGCGGAAGCGTGGGACATGGCCATGTTCGGACTGCGCCTCGGAATGAATCCGCAAGCCATCGTCAGCACGACACCGAAGCCCGTTCGCACCGTGAAAGAGTTAATCAAGAACGCGGCCACATTCGAGACGCGGGGCACGACGTACGACAACCGAACAAATCTCGCGCCATCGTTCTACGCGCAAATCATCACCAAGTACGAGGGCACGCGCCTCGGGCGCCAGGAACTCGACGCCGAACTTCTGGAAGATAATCCGAACGCTTTCTGGACGCACGAAGGAATCGACGCGGACAGAATCAGCCCAAAGGATTTGCCCGCGCTGGAACGCATCGTAGTGCCCATCGATCCCGCCGTTTCATCGAACGAGGATTCGGACGAAACGGGAATCGTTCCCGTTGCCCGCGATCACCGCTACCCGCCGCACTTTTACGTACTCGACGATTTGAGCGGCATTTACACGCCGAACGAATGGGCCGTGAAAGCCGTTGCCTCGTTCAAGAATTTGCAGGCCGATAGAATCATCGGAGAAGTAAACAACGGCGGCGACCTCGTGGAAGCGAATCTCAGAAACGTCGATGTGAATTTGCCATACACCTGCGTTCGCGCCACGCGCGGCAAAGACAAACGCGCCGAACCAATCTCAGGCTTGTATCAGCAGCACCGCGTCCACCATGTCGGCATCTTCCCAATTCTCGAAGATCAAATGTGCGACTACAATCCCGCCGATCCGAATGGACCATCGCCCGATAGAATGGACTCGCTGGTGTGGGGATTGTGGGAACTCTCGGAAGGGCATGGCCAACTTGCCGTTGTGGAGCTAACGAAAGAAGAAGTGGCGAGGCGCGAAATGGAAAAGATTCAAACCTCCGAACTCATGAAGCCTGCAACAAATTCCAAAACGGAATCGTGCCCGCACTGTGGTAAGGTGGGCGCGCTTGTGAGGCGCGGGAACGTGAAACACTGCACGAACTGCGGCCGCGAGGAAGGCTTGCCGGGAGTGAAAGTCGAGTACGACCGCCACTCGCGGGAGGAGTTTTTCAAGTGAACGCCTTACAATGGGCGCTGATCGGTGGCGCACTAACGAGCATCGTATGGGCGCTTTTCTGGGCTCTCATCGGCATTGAAAAGCGCCCAAAGAAAACCGCGCCGCCCTTCATCGACCTCAACTCCAAGTGCCCCGCGTGTGGCTGGCCGGGATGCACGCTGAAGTACCGCTCCGCATCGGTCGCTTTCGGCGATGACGGAAAAGCAAAGCTCGTCACCGCGCCGCCGGAAGTCATCCGCATCTGCAACACCTGCGGCGCCGAGGCATCCCAGAAAACCGTGCTCGATCCGAAGGAATGGATTGCAAAATGAAACACCGCTTGGCAATCATCGGGATTCTTTTCATCAACAATCTTCTGGTGATCTTCTGCGTCCGGCTACTTGACATCTGGCGCAACCGCTAATCGTAACGGCATAGACTTCCCTCGCCGTTCAAAGTAAAACTAGTTCCGTGCCTCCCTCACCCGGCGGAAGAATCGTTCAACTCGGCGGCATCGCCCGCGCGATCGCGCAAGTCTTTCGCCAGCCCAAAGATCAAATCGCCGGCATCGAAACCAATCAGCAATTCGGGCCGTTGCAACCGTTCCGTCCAATGGGCGGCGAAGGCGCCCAGCCCTGGGTTTCGCAAATCCAGCCCGGCCAAAACCTTGTCTACACTCCGCGCGCCCGCGAAACCTACAACGTCCGCCAACTCCGCGATGCTTCGATGTACGATCTCGCGCGCATCATCATCGAAAACGTCGAGGATCAGGTTTCGCGGATGCCGATCAATGTGCGCCTGAAACGCAAGGCGGGCGAGTCGGCAAAGGACTACGCGAAGCGCAAGCCCGACACGGCGAAGCTCAGGGACATCGAGCAATTCCTTGCGCATCCAAACGCCGATCAGTGTTGGTCGCAATTCATGCGGCAACTCTTGGATGACATGCTCGTCATCGACGCGGCAAGCTGCCTCGTTCGCAAGAGCGCAAAGGGCGCGGTCTACGACTTCCGCGCAATCGACGGCGCGCAAATCGCTCGCTACTTCGACGCCTACGGATGCACGCCCGCGCCGCCATCGCCCGCGTACGCGCAAATCTGGGATGCCGGACAATCGGGCGGAACGGGAATCCCGTGGGTAGACCTCACGACCGAGCAACTCCTGTACGCGATGCGGAACCTGAAAACCTACCGCCTCTATGGAATGTCGCCGCTCGAACAAGCGATTACGATGGCCATGACGGGCGACATGCGCCTCGAATTCCAGAAAAACTATTACACCGATGGCTCGATTCCGGACGCCATGCAAATCGTTCCCACAACGATCAGTTCGGCGAAACTCAAAGAGGCGCAAGGCGTTCTGAATGCGGAACTGTCGGGCATCCTGACGAAGCGCCGGCAGATTCGTTTGATTCAAGGCTTCCACGATGACGCATCGAAGGAAAACATTCTCTTTCCAAAGGAGGCGTTGCTCAAGGACGAGTTTGACGATTACGTGATTCGCTGCCTCTGTTACGCATTCGGAACAAGCCCGCAGCGATTGCAGCGCGTCATGGGAATGCGTTCCGGGCAAGTGAATCAAGAGTCGGCGGAGAAGGAAGGCTTGGAGCCGTGGCTCGACTGGGCGGAAAAGTGCGTGCTCGCTCCGATGATTCAGCGGTATCTGGCGTTCCCGGATTACGAAGCGACCTACGCTGAGGACACCGATGTCGATCCTGAAAAACAATCCGTCATCGACGCGTCGGACGTGAAAGTCGGCATCCGCACGATCAATGAGATTCGAGAGGATCGCGGCTTGCAACCGCTCATCGAGCCGGAAGCGGACGCATCGCTCATCATCACGGCGACGGGGCCTGTGCCTCTCGCTGCCGACAAGCAGGCGGAGCGCGCCGGGATGATTGCGGACGCGATGCCAAAGCCCGAACCTGCGCCGGGCGGAAACACTGGCGGAAAAAAAAACAGCAAAATAGCAAAACGTGGAAGGGCGGTTATTGATCCCGGCCATGAAACGCCCGCGCGCCATCATGCAAAAACCCGTCTCGAATCGGCTCTCAACAAAGTCTTCCGGCGGCAAAAAGACAAGGCCGTCGACGAAGCCCAAAGGCTCATTCAAAAAGTAGCGAAGGCCGAAGATGAAAAAAGCTCGCGCAGTATCGCGGATGAAATCTACGCTGCTATTGAGTCTGATTTTGCTTCTCTCCCTGCCGAGGCTCGTGCAGCTTTGGAGCAAGCGGCTTTATCGGGCGTCAACGATGCGTGGCTGCAAATCGAAATCACGGACTCCGATCTCATTCGCGGACAGGGCGAGGAAGCAGCGGAATACGCAGCGGAGCGCGCGGCGGAAATGGTGGGTATGAAATACAACTCGGCCGGGGAACTGGTAGCGAATCCCTCGGCGAAGTGGGCGATCAGCGAAACGACGCGCGACCGCTTGCGGGAAATCATCAAGAACGCCATGACCGAAGATAATCCGTACGGCACGGTCATCACGCAACTCAGGGACGCGGACATTTTCAGCGAAGCGCGCGCGAACATGATTGCGCGAACGGAAGTAGCGAACGCTCAGGTCCAGGCCAATTATCGCGCGTGGAAGGCAAGCGGGCTTGTGCCGAAGATGCGATGGATGGCCTTCGGTCCCGATCCTTGCCCGGAATGCTTGATGAACGATAACGAAGTCCGCGAAATGGGAGAGAAGTTTCCGTCGGGCGACCTCATGCCCCTCGTTCATCCCCATTGCTTTTGTCAGTTAGAAGCCGTGCTAGGAGAAAACAAAGAATGAAAAAACTGCTACTTGCCCTCTGCCTTATCGTGGCCGCGCCGTTTCTGGCGCGCGCTCAAACTCAACCGATCACCGCAACGCTGAATTCCGTTTCGACGGGCGCGTGCTCGCCAACTAGCTGCCTCGTCTACACCGTGCAATCCGGCGTGGGCGGCATGGGGATCAGCCTCACAGGAACTTCGGGAACAATCACCTTCGAGGTAGTCGATCAAAACGGAAACTACACTCCCATCAACGTGACGCAAAGCAATGCGACTTCGGGCGTCACTTCCACGGCGGTATCCGGCAACATGCAATTCCAAGTGAACGTGGCGGGCTATCAGCAATTCCGCGTGCGGCTCACTGGCGCCGGATCGGTGCAAGTCGTTCTGAATCCCTCAACCGCTTCCGCGCGTTCAGGCGGAAGCGGCGCGGCCTTCGGATGCGCGGCCGGAGGCGTGAGCATCGCTTCATGCTCTGGCGGATTCAACGTCCAGACTACGGGAGCGTTTCTCTACCAAGTCACAAACAATGCCGCAACCGGAACGGGCGTGAATCTCGCGGCCTGCGATGACGGGACAGGCAATGCGATCACCTGCGCTGCGGCAACATCCACCACGAACCAGGTGCTCGGCTTTTGCGTCTCGAATTGCGGCACGACGGGACTCGCGCTCGTGAGCATGATTGGATGGGATTCGGTTTTGTTCGATGGGCAAACCGTGGCGCGGGATTACGCGATTAGCTCGTCGACGGTAAACGGCGAACTGCACGATGCAGGCGCGACACTCACCGCCGGACAGCCAAACTTTTTTATCTATACCGCGAACACCGGCGCGGCGACGGTCGGGCAAATCAGGCTGCTGATTGCGGATGACTTTAACCAATCCGCCGTGGCCACGATCACGGAAATCTGCCGCGGCACAATCGCGCTGCCGACTACGCTCATGACTACGGGCACAAAGTACGGCGCGTCATCTTCCGCGCCAAAGACTACCGCGTGCTCTGGGATGCTCACGACGGATCGAATCACGCTGACATTCAACGCGAACGTTACGGGCGTGACCGGCTACGCGCCAAGCGCGACCGGGGGCCTCGAAGTGCTGGCCTATCCCGATGCGGGCGGCGGGCAGATTGATTTGTATTTGATAAACGACACGGCGAATTCGATTACTCCGGGCGCGGCGACGGTGAATTATCAGGTGACACGCTAATGAAAAACATCCTAGCAATCTGCGCTTTGTTTTTGCTCGCCGCGTCCGCATCGGCTCAAGGAACTGCCGTCAATGAAGCAGATTCGGGTGCCGTCTCGACTGCGAATGAGTTTATGACGGCAACTCCAGTCTCTGTCACGGCTGGCAACCTGGAAGTTTGCATCACAAGCGGGGCATCCAGCTTTGTTTACGCTCAAGGGGATGTTGAAGATTCAGCCGGCAATACCTTTCTTTCTGGCGAAGCGGTACTGAGCGATAAAGCGTCCACGCCGAATCTGTATGCCCATGCTGTTTTTTCCATCTTGACAGCAGGTTCAGTGAGCGACACGTTCTTTTGGATTCCGAACAGCGGGGCCACGACAGTTACGAATGGCGCATTTACGTGCGAGCAATTCAGTGCCCCGACGGGACAACGTTTCGTGATCGACGCGAGTCCCGCTGGAGCCAAGTCAAACGGTACGAGTGGAACTACATCCACGTCGAGTACGTTTTCTACGGTTCTAACAAACGAATTGATCGTCGGCCTGTGGGCCAGTAGTGCATCGCAGACATATTCGGCGGGACTGATTGGCGGGAACGCCTCAACCCTCGCGGGCACGAACGGCACGAATGGTACGCAATCAATTCAGGCGATTGAGTATTACAATGCGAGCACAACGCAATCCAGCATCACCGCCAAGGGCACGACGAGCGCCAGTAGTCCTTGGGTTATTTTCGCTCTCGCATTCAAAACGGCAGGCACTCAGATTTACTTGAAGCAACCACTAAATTCAGATACCGGGCTCAGTCAACTTTACAATTACGCCAACCCTACACCGAGCGTCCTTGCATCGACCACGGCTGTAACGAATTCAACCACATCGGGAACTTCGATTCAATTTACAGAAACGGCTGGAGGTACCGCGCTGAAATGGATCACTCCGCCGCTTGCAAGTTCCGCCACGATTGCGGGCACGATCTACATGAACACTTGGGGGCTGGAGAGTAGTGCGTCCTGCAATTGCACATTCGCCTTTACGGTCAAAAAATATACAGCAGGGGCGGAATCTACGGCGCTTCTTACGGCCAGTGCGTTCGGTAGCGAATTGACGACGAGCAACGCGAATCAGAATTGGTCGGCAACGCCTGCGTCGGTATCCTTCTCCGCTGGAGACAGGATCGTAATTATCGGGATCATGACCAACGCTGGCGGGACGATGGCTTCCGGTTTTACATCGACCCTCAATTTTGGCGGGTTCAACCATAATGCTACTGGCGATGTGTGGCTAGATTTTGCAGAAAACCTATCGTTCAACTTGGAGCCGGAATTCATTCAAGGCACAAGCGTCTCAGGATCGGGAACCTTATCGACCGCCTTTACTGGCAATTTTGCGATAAACGATGTGCTTATCGCTTTTGCGACATGGAATTTGCAGTCATCCACAGTGACATTCGCAGCTTGCAATAATTTTACAGCTACGCCTTCTAATTGGGGGCCAGTGAATTGGAATGGGACTGGGAACGTTATTCAAATGAATTATCAACTTCAGCCCTCCTCGACGGGGTGTGGTGGGGCTCCACTCGGTCTTGGGGCCGGGTTTACGGGAGTGCCCACATCAACTTCTGCCGCGTTCGAGGAGTGGGCGAATCTAAATCCCACCGCGCCGTTCGATCAATCCGCAAACGCAACCGGGAATAGTACGGCAGCGAATAGCGGGAACATCACGCCATCGGTAGCACATACACTTATCATCGGAGTTTCTGGCGGTACTGGGAGCAATTCCGCAGTCCCTTCCGCACAGATCGCTCATATCTCAGGGGTTTCGCTTTACGACTACGTGATTGACAGCGCGGCAGCGTCGGCAATTAGCTCTACGATCACCAGTGGCCAGTGGGCTGCAATGGTTGGAGATATGGAAGCTGCCTATAACCTATCCACTTTCACGCCAACGTGGGTCGGGCCGTTCAGTTACGGCCTGAATTGATTGGGCACAGCCGTTTTCAAGGTGTCCCATGAGTTAGCCTCTCTTGTGGCATCCTTCGGAACGTGGACGAATTCCTGAAATTCACGCAAATCGTAAAAGTGGACGAAGCCGCGCACATGGTTTACGGCATCGTCACATCGGAAACCCCGGATGCCGATGACGAGATTTGCGACTTCGCAACCGCCAAAGTAGAAATAAAGAAATGGTCGGATGACCAACTCGCCAAAACAATCGCCGCCGGACAGGAACCCTCCCTCGGAAACTTCCGCGTCATGCACCAGCTCCAGGTCGGCGGCAAGGCAGTTAAGATCGAATGCAAGGAAGAAGCGAAGCAAATCTGGGTAGGCAGTGAGCCTGCGAACGAGGAAGTCTGGCATCTCATTAAGGGCGGATTCCTCACCGGGCATTCCATCGGCGGCAAATATCTCTGGAAGCGCAAAGAGGGCGAGTACACGCGCTTCGGTCCATCGTTCAATGAAATCAGCTACGTGGACAAGGGATCGAATCCTGAAGCCACGTTCGCGTATGTGAAAGCGGACGGCACAACCGAACTGCGCAAGTTTGCAAAGCCGGGGCCGGCCGAGCAGGAAGTTATCGCCAGGCTCGCGAAATCGACCGTTGCAAATCTCTCCGATGTGGACGTTCAACGCATCGCAAAGGCTCTTGCGGATTCTGTTTTGGGCACACACGCGGAAGAATTGGATGCCGCGCTCGCCGAACGCATGAGACAAAAGAATGCAGCGAAAGGTGAGGACATGACACAAGAGCAAATCCAGAAATGCGCCGCAGCCCTCGGAATCACCGAGGCGGAATTCCAGAAGAAATACATCGACGGCGACGGCTTCGAGAAAGCCGCGAAGGGACTCGCCGCGCTGCATGGCCACATCGAAAAAGCGATGGACATGCACAAGGAAATTATGGCTCACCACGACAAGATGGGCAAGGCCCACGGCGCGATGGAAACGCACCTCGGCAAATGCTCGAAGGCGTGCAAGGACATCATGGGCTCGGATGAAAAGGCTTCCGAGAAGGCGCTGAAAGCCCTGATTGCCGATCTCGTCGAAGGCCCGGCCAACTTTGTTTCCATCGGCAAGACTTCGGATGGCGTCGAAATCTTCAAGGCAAAAGGCGCGGGCGAAGTGAAACTCGAATCGCTCGCCGCTCCGAAAGAAGGCGAAATGAAAACCGAGGATGTGACAAAGGCCATCGCCGACGCCGTTGCGAAAGCGACGGAAACGATCAAAAAGGAATTCGAGGAAAAGCTCGAAAAGACACTCGCGCCGAACAATGGCGGAACGGGCGTGCGGCTGTCTCTCATTGGACGCGACGGCAAGGAACTCACGAAGGCCGAGCAGGCGGACGCGCGCAATCCGATGGCTGCGGACTAAGGCCGCTCATCACACTTTCCAGACTGGGAGAAAAACGAAATGCGAAGCTCTTACGCGGGAATGAAAGTCGGCCAGGTCAACAAGCAATTCGGCGATGCGCAAATCGTCCAGCAAGCCATGATTGCAAAAGCTCTCATCAAGGGCTGGGCCGTCGAGCATCGAGAGGAGCTGAAGAAATACAATCAGATGACTCTCTCGCTCAAAAAGCGCGCCGACGGAATCAACGAATGGGTTGAGGACAAAGGCCAACTTTCCATCGCCGAACGCGAGAAAGTCGAAGGCGAATTCAACAAGCGCGCGGAAGCCGCCAATCGCCTCATGAAATCCCTCGTGGCCAACTATGCCGAAAAGATGATTAAGGCGGGAGTAACGTCATCACTTGGTTATAATTTTTACGATTTGCGCGGGCCGGCTTACCTGATCTATCCGATCAATACGCCGATCCTGAATTCGATGCCGCGCTGGGGCAAAGTGAACGCGGGCTACGGCACGATGGTAAACTGGAAGTACACCTCCATCGGGCCGGGCAACGGAGTTTCCTCGCAGCAATATGCGGGCGCGTCCGAAGGCAACCGCGTCGGAACGTCTCTGCCGAACGAAAACAATGGCGTTGCCGAATACTCGGAATTCGGTGTGGAACGGTCAGTGTCTTTTACCGCTGAGTTTGCGGGCGATGGATACACTGACAACGTGGCCGATGAACACATCCGCGGAATTCAGCAACTCGACTTGCAACTGGAATCCATCATCATCGGCGGAAACCAGGGCAACTCCACAAACCAAAACGGCTTCGCTCTCGGCACCGCGAACACTCCCTCATGCACGCTGGCCGCTTCGATCCCGTCGAATGCCGCGGGCTTCGATGGCGTGAACTCGGATGGCTCGACCGCAGGCTTTACGAATAACACTTCGGTTTCCGTGCGCGTCATCGAACTGACGATGCTCGGCTATCCGAACAATGGCCAGTACGGATACCAGGCCGCGCCGACCGTTGGTGCCACGGGCCTCGTTCCGTCCTACTCCCGCACCGATGCCGGGCCGTACGCCGCGTCCGACACGATCAATGGCGGCATGGGTCAGGTGAGCGCGGCTTCCGCTGTCGTGACGGCAATCACTTCGACGCCGTTTGTCAAGGTTCAGGTCACGCCGAAGGCTGGCGCGTTTGCATGGGCATGGTACGTGGACACAACCGATGCCACGACTCCGACCACGGCGAATTCGTTCCTTTCGGTGATCACCACGGTTCCGTATGCCTACCTCGGGTCGAAATCCAGCGGCATCTCCGCGAACCAGGCGGCGAGCGCAACCGGCCTCAACTCCGATCACTCGGCGCAGAGCTTGGACACTTCCGGCATCATCGCTTGGGCTGTCGCTCAGGGCGTGTTCATTAACATGTCGAACCTGAACGGCACGGACGGCGCAACCGGGTCGACGTACAACGGACTCCTGCAACCGACGGAAGCGGGCACGACCAAAATTCCGAACGTCGCGCAACTGGACTACGATTTGCGCCTCCAGTGGAATTCGTACCAGACGGTTGCCGATGAACTCTGGTGTGCGGCCGATGTGAAGTCGTACCTCAACACGGCGTTGCTCGCTGGCGGATCGTCCGCCTACAGGTTCACCCTCGAACGCGACGGACAGGGCAACATCCTCGGCGGCTTCGTCGTGTCGGGCTACAAGTCGATTTACAGCATGAAGGCCACGGGCGCGGAAGAAATTCCGATCCGGCTGCATCCGATTCTGCCGCCAGGAACGTGGATTCTGCGCAAGACCTCGAATCCGTACCCGCACTCGCGCTTGCCGGGCGTCTCCGGGCTTTTCGTTCAGCGCGACATGTACGGAATCGAATGGCCTGTAAACAAGCGGCAATGGGAGTTTGGGACGTACATGCACATGTGCTACGGGGATTACATCCCCGGATTGCTCACGGTGCGCACCGGAATTCAAGGAGTTTCCACCACCTAGCCTCACACCCCGGCTAGGTACCCCACGATGGCGGGCGGTCCCGGAAACCGCCCGCCATCTTCCTTTTGGTGGAACGATGTTGCACAAGAAACATCGTTCCACTAGGATGCGGGGATGAGAAAACGCCGTCACAAGTACGGGAGTAAACTTTGCTCGAAATGCGACAATCCAGCGCGGCCAGGTGGACGCTACTGCCGCGATTGTCATGCGACCTACCAGCGGATGTTTCGGAGAATCAGGAAATCATTTTCAGGACCGCCCGCTTCGCTTACACTCTCCGGCGAGGCGCGGAATGCAAGGGGAAGGCAGGGGCTGGCATCCCGCGACAAAACGTGAATGGCGCTGCGGCACAATGCGGAGAATCGAGTTTGAGGAACTCGGCCGGGCTCGCCCGCGCCTCGTAAAATCCCATGAGCGCAAACGCAATAGACCTTACAACTCTCGCCGCCGTGAAAGCTTGGGCGGGCGTCACGACCTCGGGCGACGATCAGGTTATCCAGGATGCGATCACCGCATTCTCGCTGTACGCCATGCACGTCACCGGGCGCGGCAGCGCGGATGGCTCGGTCCCCACATCTTCCCCGTTTGCCACTCCCGTTTCCTACGATGAGTTTTACGATGGCAACGGAAACGAATCACTTTATCTGCGCAACTGGCCAATCACCGCGGTCACAGCCGTCATCGACACCGGTTACACCATTCCGCAATCTACGAGCACGGTCAATCCCGGCTGGTACATCGACCAATCGCATAAATACATTGGGCTTCGTTATGGCGGAACGCTCTACTCGCAGCGGGGCTACGGCGGAGCGGGGCGCCGCACGGGGTACGGGCGCGTGGGCTTTTCGCTTGGCCAGCAAAACGTCGAAGTCCAATACACGGCGGGATTCTCGGCTGTGCCATTCGACCTCGAAATGACGGCGCGAAAAGTTGTGGCGCTCAATTACAAGCGCCGTCAACGCATCGACCAAAAATCTCAGGCGATGGCGCAAGGCGCGGGCACCGTTTCGTTTTACGATTGGGAAATGGATAGTGCGGACGCGCGGACGATGAATTACTATCAGGCAAGAGTCGCATAGACTCCTGAGGAGGAATTCATATGAACACCACAGTCAAGCACGCGCACGAAAAGCCCGAACCGATTCACGAAACACACCAAGAAATCCAGCGAGAGAATCCGCGAATGCGTCCCACAATCGGCCGCGTCGTTCACTTCAAACTGACCAACGCGCAAGTGGACGAAATTGCCGGGCGGCGCACGACGGTCGCAAGCGTTCAGGACCGAATCAAGGGCGGAACGTGGCCGGTCGGAATTCAGGCGCACATCGGCGCGGGGAATTCCGAGGGCGATGTGCTGCCGATGATCATCACGCGAATCCATCTCGACCAATTCGGGCCGGGAATAGATGGCGTGAGCGGGCAGGTTTTCTTGGACGGCAACGATTCGTTCTGGGTCGAAAACGTCGCAGAGGGCAAAGGGCCGGGGCAGTGGGCTTGGCCAGCGAGGGCATGAGAAATTTAACGGCGCGCGAATTTCACATCCTCACACAGGGCCTCGAGCTTGACGGCAAGGTCGGAGCCCACATTCAACTTTGCCGGCGCAATCCGCTTTGGTGGAAGCCGGAAATCAAACCGCTCCGTGAAAGGCTTCGCGGAAAATGATCTCCATTAAAATCCTGTCGAAGCCCCCAACTCTCAACCGAGTGCCTCTGATTATCGAGGCACTCGCCGCGAAGATGGACATGCTCATGGTCGCGCTGCAAAACAAAGTCAAAGGCGAAACGATCCCGCGATATTTCAAGACCGCAGGACCGCTTGCCGCGTCCGTCGTGAAACTTCCCACGCGCGTCGAAGGAACAAAAATCACTGGCGCTGTGAAAGCGGGCGGCGAATTGACATTGAAAGTAACGCAAGGCGGCGCGAACGCGGGCCAGAAAGTCGATTACGCGGGCGTCCAAGAGTACGGCGTGGCGCACGATTGGGTTATCAATCCCGTCCTGCTTGCGAACGCACAGGCGATGGAATACGTTCGGCTGCGCTTGCGCCGTGACAGTAGCCTTCCCGAGGCGCTCGCGTTTCTGTGGAACGGCAAGAAAATGATTCTTCGGCGCGTCACGCATCCCGCGCTCGAAGCGCGTCCGTTCATGCGTGCGGCGCTAAAGGAAATGACTCCCGAAATCATCGCAGGGCTGCGCGAAACTGCCAACAAGGAACTCGGAATCTAATGCCCGGCGTAATCAAGTTCAACCCCGAAGCAATTTCCATCGCGCTCTTTAATTTGCTTTCCACGATTGCCACGTACTTTCAGACGATGGATCGCGTGGGGCAAATCTGGACGAATGTCGCTCCGACCGATCAGCCCTACCTCGGACTCATCGAACGCGGCGGCATGGTAGTGCAAAATTCAGCAACGGGTCTAACAAAACACACGTTGCACTACACCGTTTTAGTCTACATTCGTGGGGATGCAAGCCAATCCACAAACGCTGTTTTGCCCGCAACGCAACTCAACGCCATCTGGCTTCAGATTGAGCAAATCATGAATTACGGTCCTATGGGCGAGCGGCAAACTTTGGGCGGCCTCGTGGAAAATGCTTGGATCGAGGGCGAAGTGTTGATGGACGCCGGAATTTTGGATCAGCAACTTGCGCTCATGATTCCAATTTCTGTCGATTGCGGCCTATGACAACTGCCGAATATCAAATTAGGAGAGTGCGATGCGAATACAGTTTGGCGCTGGACAGCTTTTCTTCGTTCCCCTCGCCGGAAACTTGCCGACGAACAAGACGCCGGAAATTCTTGCGACCTTGCAGGATGTGAACATCGACATTTCCGCGACGATCAAGGATTTGCGCGGGCAGTATCAGTTCCCGGACGATACCGCGATCTCCGACAAAAAGATCACGTTCAAGACCGGCTTCGGTCGCATGGACATCGACGTGTACAACAATATGTACTTCGGTGAAACCGCGATCACGACTGGCGGAACGCCGCAATCCGTTCAGGAAATCCACACGATCCCCGCGACCGGGCCGTACACCGTCTCCGTCACGAGCGCGGCCAGCGTGCCCCTCACCGACCTTGGCGTGCAGTATTCCGCGACGGGGCAGCATTTGACTGCGGTCGCAAGCGGGCCTGTGACCGGCGAATACTCCGTCAACCTTTCGACCGGCGCTTACACGTTCGCACCGGCCGACGAAGGGCTGGGCGTTTGGATCTCGTACGAGTACACCGTGGCGAGCGGGCGCATCCTCACCGTCAACAATCACGTTCAGGGCTACGGGCCATCCCTGCAAATGATTTGCTCGCTGCCCTACCAGGAATTGACGACGGGCATCCCGAACTACTTCCACTTTTATTCCGCGAAAATCAACAAACTCGGGCTTCCCCTGAAACGCGCGGACTACCTGATTTGCGACATCGAAGGCGAGTGCTACGCGAACGGGGCAGGGCAGGTCCTGGATATATACGAAGATTGACGAACTGGTAAACATCTATTTCCAGCTAACCGATCTTACGATGCGGCTGACGGCGACTTGCTTAATTCCGAACAGTTGAGCAATCGCCCTTGACTCTATCACGACTTGGCTGTAATTTGTTTTCGCGTGTAGGACGATCCCAATCGGCGGGCGCACTTACGCGGGCGCCCGCCTCAAATTTGAGATACACCCAGAGAGAGGGCGCAATTCCGAAAGTCATATTCGCCGAGAAAGCTCTGGAAGGCATATCGGCTAAACGCGGGAACGGGGATGGCACCTTAACCGTACATCGAGAATTCGCTTCCAGTCGGAGCCCGATCACACAACGCTGAAAAAACCCGGAGCGAGGCCATCTAACTCCGGGCCAAATCTTTCCTTCCAGTAAGGCGGCCTCCTCGGGCCGGACAACTTGAAGTAAACTCCCAAAATGAAAACTCATATTGTCTACATCCTTCGGGCAAAAACATTGCGGTTAATAAAAATCGGCTGCACATCCGATTTGCCGGAGCGGATTGCCGCGCTCCGGATAGGCAGCCCCGATCAACTGGAGGTCGTCTGGCGCAGCGCGCCAATGGCGAGGCTTGAGGCTTTTCAGTCCGAGACGTACCTGCAAAACAAATTCAAACGTTTTCACACTTACGGCGAATGGTACAGCCCAACTCAAGAGGTGATCTCATTCATTGAGGGACTGGCGGCTATCGCTCCCTCGGATGCGGGAGCAAGCGACATCCGCTTTCTGGAGGGTGTCGTTGAAGCGAGCGGCAACGCGGAATCTCAGGATTTTTCAAGCCCTCCGATACGCCAACTCATTTCCAAAAAAGAACCAAGGGCTCATCGCCATAAGAAGAAAAAACAACTCTCTCGCTACGCTCTCGGCAATACCGCTGACGGAAAAACTGTAAAACTCACTGACCATAAAAAGGAGAGGCTTGGGGATGATTAGAACATGTGATTTTTCGATGGACGGTATCACCGTCAAAATCGCCTCCATGTCCGTGCGCGAGGCGGAAGATTTTGTTGCCGAGGGCGATGCGTTCTTGGAGCAAATGAAATCGCGCAAGGTGGAAGCGAAGGAATGGCTGTCGCGCCGCAACCGAGCGGTAGTCGCATCGCTCTTGAAAGCCGTTCCCGATTCCGGCTGGACCGAAGATAGACTCAAAGACGAATTCGATTTGCAATTTCTCGACGCGCTCTACACCAAGATTCTCGCGTTCTCCGGCTTGAAGCCGGGGGAAGTAGTGGCAGCCTCACCTTTGCCGAAATCCGCGGCTGCCTGATAACAGTCAACGGCTGGACGATTGAGTACGTCGAAGATATGCCGATGAAGGATGCGATGGAACTGTTCGAGTATTGGGCGGAGTTTCCGCCAGTCCACGTTCTTGTGCGCGGCTACGTTGGCTATCAGCCGCCCGTCAAGGAACGCTTCGATCCCGAGCAAACGCTTCGCATGTTGAGTAGTTCGCGTGGGAGAAATAAAAAAGCGGCGAGCGCGCCATCCGCCGTTCGTAAAATGATCGAAGCGGTAAAGGGAGTGGAAAGGGTCGCATAGTGGCAGACGAAATCCTAAGAATTGGCGCGGAGTTTGACGTTTCGCAAATCGTTGCGGGCGCGCAGGCCGCATCCGCGTCGATGGACAAAATTGCCGATTCGGTCAAGCAGCAGGCCGACATTTTCAGGACTGCGGGCTTAACGACGGAGGAAACCGCGTTAGCTCTTCGTGCGCTGGGCTACACCGAGGAGCAAGTCGCGGCGGCGGTAACTGTCGAAGCGGCGGCAACCGAAACGGCCACGGTTGCGACTACAGGCTTTGAACGCGCGGCGGCGCAAGCTACCGGGCGCGTGCTTGGCATGGAAGCGGGACTCGGCATGGCTGGCGGCGCCCTCGGCCGGCTCGCAGGATACCTTCCGGGCATGGGTCCGCTCTTTGTTGCGGCGCTTCCCGTCGCGCTCATTGCGATGGCCGTTGAGAAAATATCCGCGTTGCGGGAAGAGGAAGAAAAGCAGGTCCGACAGGCGCATGAATGGGCTTCCGAATCCTACGAGATAACGGAGTCCATCGAATTAGAAAATCTAAAAATCCAGCAGCAGATTGAGGCCCTCGAAGGAGGACCGAAAACCAATCAACTGCAAATCGCGCTCATGGAAGCGCAGATGGCCGCCGATAAACTGGCGAAGTCCCTCGACGATGTGCTGGAAAAACAAACAGAGTCGCTCGGCACCGGATGGAGCAGTATTTTTACAAAGGGCGATGCTAACGAAAAACCCATCCAAGAAGAACTCAAGCCGATAAATCAGCGAATTACTTTGACGCAGGAAAAGGCCGATGCCGCGCCTGCGGGATCGGAAGAGCACAAGGCCGCGATTCGGGAATTGATTACCCTATACAACCAATATGCCGACGTTGCCGAAGCGGGCGCGAAAAAACTCCAAGACCTCAGCGCCGCGAATGTTAAGCGCGTGCAAGACGCGCAGGAACTCGGCGAGTCACTGATACTGCCAACCAATTTCGATTCAACGATTGACAAATTGCAAGAGTACGGAACAAAGGCGCGACAGGCTGCGAATGCAATGAAGGACATGCAATCGCAGATGGGCGTGCGCGCCGAAACCGGAAACCTCGAAGCTATCAAGGCGCAAGGAGACGCGGAGAAAAAGCGGATTGACCAACAGCTTGCCGCGAAGAATGCGTTGCTCGAATCGGGCGCCGGGGCAGGCGCGGGCGGCGATGATGGATCGGTCGCTCAATCGAACGCGCGCGTTCAGGCCATCCAAAACGAGATTAACGCGCTCAACCAAAAAGAGGCGGTCGATAAGCGCGTGGCCGGGGCCGCGAAAACCGCGCCGGGCGCAACGCCGGAAGCGATTGCAACTGCAACGCGGAATGAGGCCACGACCGAAGAGGAGTACACCAATAAGCGCATCGAACTCATGGCCAAACTCTCTCAAGCCAAGAGCGAGATGGCCGTTCAGGATTCCAATCTTCTAGAAGAGCAGCAGCGCAATGCGGAAGAGGAGATGCGGAAGGAGCTTGAGCAATTCGACAAGGAAGTGGCCGAAAGCTGGAAGCGGTACGAACTCAATCAGGAAGTCGAAGAGGGGATCACTCGGGAAGTTACCGAGGAAATCGCGCGGCGCAAAAAGGCTTCCGACGATTACACCAAGCGCGAAGATGAAAACTTCCACCTGCGCATCCGCAACGAGGAAGAGGAAATCACGCGCAATGCGCGACTGGAAGAATCCAAGCGCGCGGACGAAAGCCCGATGACGCGGGCGCGGCACATTCAGCAAGTGGACGATACCGAGGTAAACGAAAAGCGGCCGCTCGAAAACGAGAGTTACACTCACGACACGCAATCCATTACCACGGCAATCAGTGCCGTTCAGCAGGAAAATCCCCAGACCGATGCGGACGCGCAAAAACAAAAAGACGAACTGGCGAAACTCTATCAGGACTTGGAGGCTCTCGCTATTCGCCACAACGCGGCGATGAAGAAGCTCGACGACGAGCAAACCGCTAACGGTATCAAGGCTGCGAAGGCGTACGCCGATGCATGGAAGCCCGTTGAAAACGAAATCGACCAAGGGCTTGCCAAAGTCACGCAAAGCGTCATCGGCGGCACCGTCCGAATGTCGGAAGCCTTCCGGCGCATGGGCGTTTCGCTCGTTACCAGCGCCATTGAATCCTTTGAGAAGTGGGTTGTCCACCAAGCCATCATGGAGGCGCGGTCGCTTGCGATGTCGGCAGCGAAGTACGAAAGAGAAGTAGTGCTGCAGGAAGGGGCCGTGCAGCAGCAGCAATCCATATCTCTCGCGTCGCATCTTAAGCAAATCATCTTAGACGCAAAGGGCGCGGCATCCGGCGCATGGCATTGGGTCATGGCCACGATCCCGTTCCCGCTGGACCTCGTGCTCGCTCCGGCGGCGGCCGCTGGCGCATTCGCCTCTACGATGGCCTTCGCCGAAGAGGGCGGCATCATGCCTGCCGACATGCCCGTCTACGCGCACGCCGGAGAAATGATTCTCCCGGAGCACATTTCGACTCCGCTGCAAGGCGTCATCCCGGCGATGAACACATTCAACGCAGCCATGGCCGAAGAGGGCGGCATCATGCCTGCCGACATGCCCGTCTACGCGCACGCCGGAGAAATGATTCTCCCGGAGCACATTTCGACTCCGCTGCAAGGCGTCATCCCGGCGATGGACACATTCAACGCAGCCATGAATTTTACGAATCCTCCGGGAGCTTCGCCCGCTGCTGGACCGGGCATCATGGGCGGAGACACGCACGTTCATTTGAACGTCACGACGATGGACGAAAAAGGCGTGCAGGACTTCTTGCACAAGAATCAGGCCGCGTTCAAGCGGATGATTGAGCGTTCCGTGCGGAATGGGCAGCGCACGAAATGAGCTACCCTGTTTTTCCAACGGTGCGCGGCCTCTCTTGGAATATCACCAGAACGCCAAGCTGGGAGACGCTCGTTCAGCGGTCATCGAGCGGCATGGAATTCCGGCTGCAATACTGGCAGTATCCGTTGTGGAAGTGGGAATTGAACTTCGCTTACTTGAAAGACAATCCTTCCGACCTTCCGCCGGGATACACGCAAACGGACCTTGCCGTCATTCAGGGTTTTTTCAATATGGTGGCGGGGCAGTACGGCGTGTTTATTTTCGACGATGTGAACGCGGGCGACACACCGGGCGCGGGGCCGTGGGACAGCGTGACGAATCAGGCGGTAGCGACGGGCGATGGGACTACCACGACGTTTCAACTTTTGCGGTCCAGTGGAGGATTCACGGACGCGATTCAAGCGCCGTACACATCGCCGGAACCAATCGTCTACCTGAATGGCGTGGCGCAAACCTACGGAGCGAACTACGCCATCGACGCGACGGGCAACATCATCTTCGCTACGGCACCGGGCGCGGGCGTGGCGATTACTTGGACGGGAGCCTACTATTGGCCATGCCGATTCTCGGAAGATGAGGAAGATTTTGATACGCAAACTTCACCAGCTCTGGACGCTGAAGAAAATTTCGTTTGTACAAGTCAGACTCTAAAGGAGAAGCAATATGTCATGGTCCGTTTCGGCGGTCGGTAAGGCATCCCTCGTGGCTGCAAAAGTTGAGGAAGAATTTTCCAAGAGTCATTGCACCGAGCCAGAAGAAAGCGTGCGTCAGTCGGCACGCGCCGCAATCGCTTCCGCGCTCGCCGCGTCCACAAATCCCGATAACTTGGTCAAGGTGATTGCTTCCGGCCATCAATCGGAAAAGTACAGCCCGAAAGGCGAGCGTACCGGGCAGTTCTCAAACACTCTTTCCATTTCGGTCGAACCAATCTACGGATTTGTAGAGTAAGACAGGACGTGAAAACCGCCACAACCGCGATGATCGACCTTCTGGCCAGTAGCCAGAATTTGAAAATCGCCGAACTCGTCACGATGACGCTGGCGGACGGGACGGTTTTCAACTGGACTACCGCGCCCGTGCCAATCACCTATTCCAGCGTCACCTATTCTTCGCGCGGGCCGCTTCTTGACCTCAAAGGGATTCAGTGGCGCATCGGCGTCGAAGTGGACGAACTGAAACTGAACCTGTGGGCTTCGCCTACGAACTCCGCGCAACTCATTGAGCAAACCGCGCTCATGCAAGCCGTGCAGCAAGGGCTTACGGACAATGCGCTGGTGCTCGTCAAGCGGCTCTTTACCGCGACGTGGGGCGATTGGTCTGCCGGCTCAATCATTCTTTTTCAGGGGAACGTATCGGATTCGACGTGCGACCAGGCGCACGCGCAATTCGATATTAAATCGCGCAAGGAATTGCTGGCCATCCCGTACCCGTATCTCACGTATCAGCCGGGATGCCAGTGGCCGCTATACGGCGCGGGATGCACGCTGAGCGCGTCCGCGTTCGCCGTGTCGGGCGCTGCCGCATCGGGCGGCGCGCTTCTTTTCGATTCCAATCTCACGAATCCCGATCAGTATTTTGACGAGGGATACCTCACATTCACTTCGGGCGTGAACAATGGGCTGACGCGCGGCATCCGGCAGTACGCGAATGCGAGCGGGCAAGTCTTGCTATGGGTTCCGCTGCCATTCGCGCCGAACGTGGGCGACACGTTCAATGCCTATCCGGGCTGCGATAAGTTGCAAGCGACGTGCTCCGGGAAATTCAATAACCTCATAAATTTTCAGGGCAAGCCCTACATCCCGATTCCAGAGACGGGTGTGTGATGAACGAAAACGAAGGCCGCGCTGCCGTCATTGCCGAAGCGAAAACTTGGATTGGAACGCCCTTCAAACACGAATCTCGCATCAAAGGCGCGGGCTGCGATTGCGGCGAATTCCTGATCGCGTGCTATTCCGCGGCGGGCCTCATGCCGGATTACAATCCGCCCCACGTCCCGGAGCAATGGCACTTGCACAAGGACGCGCCCGGCTTCGATCCCGAAATGTACCTTCGGCAGATTGAGAAATTCGCGCATGAGATTCCAGCGAATCCGGGCCCGGGTGACATTGCGATGTTTTGGTGGGGCCATGCCTACTCGCATTCGGCCATTGTCGTGAGGTGGCCAACGGAACTCGTTCACTGTTTCTTTGTCGCGGGCGTGCAGTTTGTGAACGCGGAGATCGATCCGTACCTCAAGCGGTTTCGGTGGGCGCATCCGCCGCGATTCTTTTCTGTGTTTGGACCTCCAAGATGAGCGGCCTGTTCACAAACAAATACGCGCCCGTGATAAACACGCTGGGCGGGATTCTCGTTCAAACCTCGCTGCAAGGGCTTCCGATTCCGATTCTTTACGGCCGGCAGAGGCTCGCGCCGAACCTCATCTGGTACGGAAACTTCTTCTGGAAAACCGTTCAGGGCGGCAAGAAGGGCTCAAGTGGCTCAGGTTCCGGGAAGAAGGGCGGCGGCGAGTACGATTACGGCGCGGCCATCATGCTCGGGCTGTGCCAGGGGCCAATATCGCGCACGGGGGCCGTCTGGAACACGCAGGGCAACCTTCCGACACAGGAGGCCACGGAAACCTACACCGTGGGCGGCAGCGGCATCTACACCGCGACGAATGAGCCTACCTACCTCGGCGACGATGGCGTCACGCGCGGGGATTCATACACTGTCACGGCGAACGATTACGGCTCGCCCGGGTCGATCACTTTGACGGGCGTGCAGCAAACGCCGATGACGTACGAGGGCAGCGGCTCGCCGACCGGAGCCGGGATGTACACGCGCAACGGGACGAATGGCGCAACCTACCATTTCGATTCCGCCGACGTGGGCAAAACGATGAGCATTAGCTATTCGTTTTCGCCGCCGCTCACTTCGGGCGGAGTGCCGCAAGACCCAATCTCCACAATTCCGTTTACGCTTTTCACTGGCACACAAGGGCAAGCGCCTTGGAGCTACCTCACTTCCAATTTCCCGTCGCAGGCCATCGGCTACACCACGCTTGCCTATCTCGCTTCGCCGCAATTCGACCTTGGCATGGGCGGAGTTTTGCCCAACATGAATTTCGAGGTTTACGGGCTTCTACCGTTCAACACGGCGGGCGATTGCAATCCTTCCGCCGTGCTGAATGACACTCTGACGAATGTGCTTTATGGATGCGGGCTTGCTTCGGGCGAACTGGGAGACTGGACGAACTACTCCAATTACTGCGTGGCGAACGGGCTTTTTATGTCGCCGCTTTTGGATGCTTCGCGCACGGCGGCGGATTGGATTAAGGACATTTTGGAGGCGACGAATTCGGAGATTGTCGAATCCGATGGCCTGCTGAAAATCATCTCGTACGGCGATACAACCGTGGTGGGGAACGGCGTCACATTCACCCCGGCAACCGATCCGGTTTATGATTTGACGGCGGATGATTTTATCAGGCAGGGCACCGATCCGCCGATTCAAGTCATGCGGCCATCCGTCCAGGATGCGTACAATTCGGAGCGCATCGAATTCTCCGACCGTGGAAATTCCTACAACCCTTCCATCGTCGAAGCGCAAGACCTGAATGGGATCAATCTTTATAAGTACCGTCCTGCATCGCAGCGGACCTACCATTTTTTTACGACGCAAACCGCGGCGGCGCTGTGCGCGTCGACGCTTCTCGCGCGCGACGTTTACATCCGCAACACATACAAATTCAAACTTCCCCAGAGTCGCATCTTGCTCGATCCGATGGACCTCATCACCGTTCCGCCGTTGCTTTTGGGGATGTCGCCGGGCGGGATTACGCCCACCTTTTCGCTCGACACTCTCAGCGCCAACGTGAGTCCACTGCCTTCACCGTGGGCTGCATTTCCGGGGGCATCGTCTAATCTGCAACTCATCTCAAATTTAGTGGAAGCGGCCGGAGCCTCGCCTGGCTCGATGTATTACAACTCGCCATTTACAAACGATCAGTACGCGCAGGTCGGACTTGTCAATGTCGGAGCGAGCGCCAGCGGAATTGCCGTCACGGTGCGAACGAATGGGCCTGGCGCGCCTTCGCCATACACCGGATACGCGGCTGAAGTTACAAGCCCGCTAGGAACGTCGCAGACTGTTCGCATCGTAAAAAATCTTTCAACGGTATTAGCTTCGGCGACGGCCACGCCAAACGCGGGAGACATTCTCGGAATCTCAGCCGTGGGTACAACCATCACGCTCACGATAAATGGGAACGTGATTTGCACGGCGACCGATTCCGAATACACGAACGGCTACCCGGGGATTTTGCTCGGATGGGGATCTTCCGTTGTCGACGCGCAAGTTGGAAGCTTCGCCGCTGGAAACATTCTGCCCGTCGCTTCGCCTGTTCCTGTCCGCATCCTCACGATTGACGAGCAAGAGGACCGCACGCTGGATATGACGGCGGAAGAGTTTCCGTGGGGATGCGCCGGGCCAACGCTTTACCCGAAGCAATCGACCACGACAAACGGCGTCAATCAGTACGCGCCGCCGGGGAATATCAACACGCCAATTATTTTTGAGGCGCTGTCCCGGATGAACGATCAGATTGGCCATTCGATCTGGTTTGGGCTTTCCGGGTCCAATCCCGCGTGGGGCGGATGCGAAATCTGGATATCGCTCGACGGCACAACCTATAAGCAAATTGCGACGGCCATCGGGCAATGCCAGATGGGGCAACTCACATCCGCGCTGGCAAACAACACCGATCCTGACACGACGGATTCTTTTGGCGTGAATCTTTCGGAATCGTTCGGCGCGCTGAATTCGTACACGGCGCAAGAGACGAACGTGTTTGCTTCGCTCGCGTTTGTTGGGGCGACTGGCTCGCCGGGGCCTGTGCTCTCGCCGATCCTTGCGGACTCGGGCAGCGGCAAATGGGCGCTCGGGATTACCGATGCGGGCGTGCTTTTCCAATCCCCCGCGACCGGCACGGCGGCGTTTCTATATCTCAACGATTCATCCGGGCAGACGTGGCAAATCGGCGTGACGATTGCCGGAGTTTTATTCCAGACTCCGGTTTCTCCAAGCATGGCCGCTGGGACCGCATTCCAGATTCTCTCTTCGCCATCGGGCACCGCTTGGCAAATCACCATTTCGACGAGCGGAATTTTGCAGCAAACGCCTTCGTCCAGCGCGACGGCCACGACGGGCGAACTCATCGCCTACGAAAACGCTTCGCTCACAAGTGCGTACAATTACTCGCTCGGCACACTGATTCGCCGGGGCGTTTACAATTCGGCCATCGCCGCGCATCCGATTGGCGCATCGTTCTTGCTGTTTAACGACTCTGTGGAGGGATACGACTATGACGTGGGACTCATCGGCACGACGGTTTATTTTAAGTTCACTTCTTTCAATCAGTCTGGCCTCGTGCAACAGGACGTTGCCGATGTCACGGCCTACCCATATACCATAACAGGGGCCAGCATCGGCCTGCTAACCCCGGCACACGCTTCTTACAGGCCGCTTTCCAATCCGCTTTCGGCAATCGACGCGGGCGCATCCGCCACAATCGACATTGCGGGATTTTCGATGCGCGTTCCCGGACAGGCGGACATCGCGTTCGGCTCCAGCACTGTCGCCGGGCTTTCGTACAACACGCTCTACTACGTTTACTTTTCCGATCCGGGATTTTTGCCGATTGCCGCGCCTACTTACCTTGCGAGCACGACGAAAGAACAAGCTATCGAAGCATCGGGATACATGTTTGTCGGTTCGATTCGCACGCCAGTTGCGGCGGGGGTCACAACCTACGGGAATGGCGACGGTGGAGGGGGAGCGCAAACTGGCGTGACTTCCGTTCACTCATTTACCACCGCGACAGGCGGCGGGACGGGTTCCGGAACGGTTACAAATCCAGGGAATGCTATCGACGGAGCGCCAACGGATTTTGCGGTGCTCAACACTTCAGGCGGCAGCGATACAGCAACACTTACCTTGGCAGGGGCGGCGTCGGTCCTGCAAAGGGCTGGCCAAGTCCTTCTTCAGTACAGCGCGGAAATCTCGCCGAACCAAAACCACTCACTAACGGCCTATTGGACAATCTCCCTCGTAACGCCCACGGGCACGGTTTTGTGGCAGAGGACAAGCGCGGTCGCTCACGTTCATTACTTTGAAAGTGGACCAATCGACATTACGCAATATCTCGGCGGAATCTCCCAAGTGGGCAATGTTTCGGTTTCCTTCACGCTTTCGGGAATTCAGTGCCAAGCGAGCGTGACGAGCGTGGCCATCTGGACAATCCAATGAAACAACTTTCACCGATCACCGTGGGCGCGTACACATTCACGGCCAGCGCGAAGGCCGAAGGGAACGAGGGCGTGGTGTCAATCACAGTGACATGCGGCGCGGACGCGATGACGCGCAAGATGAATCACGCCGGGGCGCACGATGCCACGCCCGAGCAATTCGAGAAGGACGTGATTCGCGCGGCTGAAAAGATTGCGACGGAGTTAGCAGGCCGGATACGTTCGCGCGAACTGGCGCGAAACTTCACCAGTTTTTAGAGGATAATTTCGCCATGAAGCCTTACATTTTTGGAACCCTTGTCGGACTGCTTATCGTCGTGGCTGCTTTTCCGTTTCTCGTGCCTCCGGGAAAAACGGCGGCACAGACCTACCACGATGCCGTGCTCGAATTGAACAATGCGTTTAGCGGAAACAATACGCACAGCGGCACGGAAGTGTTTACGAACACGGTCACGATTGGTTCCGCGACGGGATGCGCGCAAGTTACTTCGGGAGTTTTTTCCTCGACTGGCTCGGCGTGCTCCGGCGCGGCAACAATCACGCAGGTTTGCCACGGAGCGATCACGCTGCCGAACGGCACGGCGATGGCCAGCGGAACGAAGTACGGCGCGTCCAGCTCCGCGCCTCAGCAAACCGCTTGCACCGGAATGCTGACTACCGACCGCGTGACGCTCACGCTCAACGCCGATCCTACGAGCACGACTGGCTACGCTCCATCCTCAAATGGCGGACTGGAAATCATCGCCTATCCCGATGCGGGCGGCGGAGAAATCGACCTCTACCTCGTCAACGATACCGGAGGCTCAATCACTCCTGCGAGCGCAACCGTAAACTACCAGGTCACGCGCTGAGATTTTCCAATCCGCTATTTAGAGAAACGCCTATCGTCATGTAAATTGACATGCGCGGCAATGTGCGTGCGCGTACCATCTTTTTACGGAGGCCGATTGGTGAGACGCATGAACGCAGACGATCCAATCGAACTGAGGGCCGCGCAACTGGCCAGAAGCATCGTGGTGAACTATCTGGACTTGAGGGATCCCGTGACGCACCTTACGAGTAAGCCTTTCCCCATACGTCCCACGGCGAGCGATTTTCTGAATCCCCTTCGCGTGCTCTTGCGGGTCCATGAACTCGAAACGCGGATCGACGAAGCGAAGCGGAAGCCCGAGAACGAAGCGCGCACAAAAGAACTCCAGGATGAACTGGTGGGAGCGGAACGGGAATTCGTTCGGTTGGTACTGTGATGCAAATCCCAGACTACATTTCGCCGCAACTCTGGAAATATCTAATCCTCGGCTCTTGGGGATGGATGATTTTCTGGAAGCTCGTCTACGGCGTGGCGCCGCCTCGGGAGATTATCAATTCGCCGAAGTACGACAAATTCCTTTTGATCGTTCACTATTACGGCGGGATCAATCCGCGCAAGTTTTTCCAGACCGTGATTTACGGAGCGAAGCCGGAAGATGCGCCGCCGCTTCCGCCGAAATCGTGAACTGGCTGAGGCATTTGATCTGGAAAGACGTGACGCAGAATCCGCAGTATGACGAGGTTCAGGTGCCGTGCCCCGAAATCACAATCGAGGGAATCGACCAGGCGCTGCACGCCAAACTACTCGCCGAGGGAACGGCGGCGGGCGCTAAATTCGATGGCGCGACGGCCACAATCGAAGGCTGCTACTTCGATTGGAATTACGATGCCGAGGCGCAAACCCTGCACGTCACTTGCACCAAGAAACCGTTTTACGTTTCATGCACGGCTATCCAATCCAAGATCACGGAAATCGTGACGAAAGCGAAAGAGGGAATATGAGCGGAAAGTTTATCAGCCTGATGGAGAAAATCGGCGCGGATATCAAACTCGCATGGTCGGACGTGGTGAAGTATCTGCCGGCCGCCGCATCGCTCGCCGGCATTCTTTTCCCCGCGCAAGTGGCCACAATCTCCGGCGTCGTGAATTCCGTTGACCTCATTCAGCAGGCCGTTGCGACCGTCGAGCAGAAGTTTGCCGCAATGGGCGCGGCAACCGGGACTGGACCGCAAAAGCTCGCGCAGGTTATTTCCATCGTGGGACCGAGCGTGACGGAACTTCTCACAAAGGAAGGGCTCACCTATAATTCCACGCAAATCAATAACATCATCAACGCGGTTGTGGCCGTCCTGAATGTGAATCAAGTCGCAGCGGCCTAATGGATATTTTCGAGCAACTCCGGCGTGATGAGGCCGTGCGGCGATTCCCGTACCGCGATACCGCCGGAGACTGGACGATAGGCGTGGGGCGCAATCTTTCGTCCGACGGCCTCGCCGATGACGAAATAGAAACCCTTCTCCAAAACGATGTGAAATACATCACGGAAACCCTCAGTGCCCGCTTGCCGTGGTTTCAGAATCTCGATGCGGTGCGGCAAGCGGCGCTCGTCAACATGGGATTCAACCTCGGATTCAACGGACTCGAACGATTCCCGAAATTTCTTGCAGCAATGGCGCAAGGCGCGCGACTGGCGCGCGGCAGCGTACGAAATGCAAAACTCCGCATGGGCCGTTCAGGTGAAAGACCGGGCGACGCGGCTTGAGCAACAAATCCTTACCGGGCAATGGCAGTAAAAACCCAATAAAACATTGAATATATTATGGCCTTGACAGCATTTGTATTCAATGGTACAAATGCGCCCATGAATACAAGCACATTGAATGTCCGCAAATTCCCAGATGATCTAAGGCAACTTCTCAAGGTCAAGGCCGTCACGCGCGGCATGACGTTGCAAGCCCTTGTAATTGAATTGCTTCGGGCTGCTACAAAGGCTGGGAAGTAACTCCATGTCAACCGCGCGCTCAAGAACGAACTGGCGCGCAAGGAAGAAGGATCGAAATGATCGAAATTAAATCGTGGATGACTGGCGGCGTTCTTTTCTCGCTCGAAACCGAAACGCTCAAGCTCTGCATTGAGGCTGCCGTCAAAAGCGGCGCGTACCTGTACGGCGCGAACCTGTCGCGGCGCGAACCTGTCGCGGCGCGAACCTGCGCGGCGCGAACCTGTACGGCGCGAACCTGTACGGCGCGAACCTGTACGGCGCGAACCTGCGCCGGCGCGAACCTGTCCGCGACGCGAACCTGTACGGCGCGAACCTGTACGGCGCGAACCTGTACGGCGCGAACCTGCCCGGCGCGAACCTGTCCGGCGCGAACCTGCGCGGCGCGAACCTGTACGGCGCGAACCTGTACGGCGCGGACCTGTACGGCGCGAACCTGCCCGGCGCGAACCTGTCGCGGCGCGAACCTGCGCGGCGCGAACCTGTGCGGCGCGAACCTGTGCGACGCGAACCTGTGCGGCGCGGAAGGCATCGACAAATTCCCAATTCAAATCCCCGGTCATAAACACTTCATGCAAACAACGCAGGACGGAAAACCCATTTCCTAT